AATTGATGTTGGTGGAGAGGCCAGAACTACCGTTACCTTCACAGTAAACCGTGATGAGCCCGATGAGATGGCTACACTTTTTCAAGAGCTTGTAGAGGGTGATATGGACGATGAAGACGAACTTACGAGAGTGTTTGCTAGAACTCTTGCGCAAATAAGACAACAAGCAGGACAATTCCCAGAGCAAGATAGCCCTGCTACCCAAGGTATAAACGAAAACTTAGTTAAGACTTGGAAGCGTTTTCTTTCTAGCTGACACTAGATACTAATAGAACGATCAAGGAGGGCACCTTGTGGGTTATTGTATTGGTATGGCATTTTTGCTTGTAACAAACTTGTTTGCAACAAAACCAACTTGGGATATGAAACCTGATATTATTGTTTGTAGCGACTCGCGAGTTACAAATTTAAGAATTGATCGAGCTACTGATTTTTGGGAAACTCTTAACCATGATTTTGGAACCGTTACACGAGTTACAAGAGATTACATGCCGTGTGTAACAGGTGAGCCGCCATATGGCACAATTATGATTGACATACCAAGTCAAAATTTTAATTTTGGAACCCATCTTGGTACGACAAAAACTTGGTGGAGAACAGATACCGGTGAAATTTTAAAAGCAAAAATTGAAATTAAAATTGGCTGGGAAAACAAACCAAGAGTTTTGGAACACGAACTTGGGCACGCTCTAGGGTTTAAGGACAACAATACCACTGGCCATATTATGAATCACGCTTGGGATCGTGGCGGGTATAATAAAAAAGACTTACAAAGAAATAGGCTATGAATATTTTAACTTTTAGTAATACTACTTATATACAAAACACCAATATTTAGTGTGTATAAAGGAGAATAGCGATAAATGGCATATAACACCAAAAAAGGCTCTCAACATTCAGGGGACATTCAATTTGAAGGAGATCCGGATGAGACCCAAATTGATTTTGAAGATGATTCTATTAAACTTAAAACTGGTGGTTCAACTCGACTTGAGGTAAATAATAATCATGTTTCTGCTTCGGTTCATTTATCTGCTTCCGCTTTTTTTGGAGACGGCTCAACACTTTCGGGTGTTGGCGGAATGGACTCTTTCGGCTTCGCAGCCGACGGTGGCTCCACGCAGACTATTACAAACGGAAACACAGCCACAATTGCTGGCGGAACAGGCTTAACGACGGCGGCTGGCGCCACTGATACCGTGACTGTTAACCTTGATGACACATCTGTTAGCGCTGGCTCCTATACATATACTTCATTAACGGTTGATGCACAAGGTAGACTAACTGCTGCTTCTAACGGTACGGCGCCAGCAATTACATCGCTTTCCAACGAAGGCTCAAATCGCGTTATAACCTCAGATGGCAGCAGTCAGGCCAGTGCAGAGACGAATCTTACATTTGACGGTAACACTTTATCTTTAACCGGCGATCAGACAATTACAAAAGGCCTATCTGTTACTGAACATGTTAGTAGTTCTTTAGGAATACATGTTACCGGAACTGTTCCGCATATTGCCATTGGTGACAAATATAATTACGATCCCACCGCTGGCATGTTAAATATTAGGCCGTCTGATACAAGTAATAAAGTATTATGTTTAATGCAAGGCGCAGAATCAGATGGAATGAGACTGGCCCTTGGTGTTACCGGTTCTGGAAAAATTGCAGTTGGTGGTACTCACTTTTCGGGCGTTATTAATGCTAGTGGCTCCAATGCTGAAACCTTACTGAGTGTTAAAAGCAACACACGGGATCCTGTTATGTCTGTCACTGGAATGGGGGCTATGCATGTTTCTGGAACACTTACTTTAAAGGGTAACCCAACTGCTGTTGGTGCACCAATGGTACATTTTAGTTCTAGTCTTGATAATTCTGTTAGAGCACATATTGGTTTAAATAATGCTGGTAACATATTGCTTCAAAATAACACAAATAACAAACACATTGTGTTTAAAGCAACAGATAGCGGTGTTGTTAAAGAAGGTCTTAGGCTAGACGGCGCTGTTCCAGAGGTCGTTGTTAATCAAACTCCCGCTTCTTTAGTTAATTTTCGAGTAGAAAGCGAAACCAACACACACATGCTTTTTGTTACTGGTTCGGATCAAGTTGGTATTGGTGTTTCAGATCCAGCACCAGAAGTTACTTTAGATGTCTCTGGTAGCGCAATACGACTTAGAAATTCAAGCACCCCTACAAACGCTAGTTCACCTGGTGCTCAAGGTGAAATTAGATGGGATGTAAATTATATTTATATTTGTGTAGCAACTGATACTTGGAAAAGAGTGGCTATTAGCACCTGGTAAAATTATGAAAAGTATATTTTTAACATTCTTATTATTAATCAGCTCTTGCAATCCAGCAAAATTGCAATCAGATAGTGTGGATTCTGGTGTTTCTCCTGATGATAGAAGCTGGGCCACATGGGAAGAATGTGGACAACAAATTGAAGAAAATCCTTGTAACTTTAAATTGCTAAATCACAAAGGTGAGGAAGTAGAGTTATATGATTTTTATGGAAAAGTTATTGTTGTTGATTTTTCCGCGATGTGGTGTGCAGTATGTATAAATATAGCAGCAGAAGGTGATGCTTTGGTTGCCAGGTATGGTGAAGACAATGTAGTATGGCTTACAGTATTAGTTGATAACGAATCAGGACAACCTCCAACACAAGAAGATTTACAAAGATGGGTAGACATGGCAAATATCAACACTCCTGTTTTAGGAGCAGACAGAGGGCTTATTGATTATTCAGCTAGCACTGGATGGCCTATTACTTCGTGGCCAACTTTAGTGGTTATTAACCAAGAGATGGTTTTAAAGCATGGCATTAATGGGTGGAGTTTTGCCGCAATAGATGCTTGGGTAAGTGGTCTTCTATAACACAAGGACTATATAAGATATGTATTTATTATTTTTAATCTTAGGACTTGCTTTTGCAAATGAGACCGAAGAAGAACCGAAAGTCATTTATAAACAAAAAACGGAAATTGATTTTGAAGGAGTAGAGGTTGACGGAACGCTGGTAAAGCCACAAGGTTCTTTGGTCTTAGAAAGAAAAAGAGCCCAGTTTAACTCGATGGTGTGGATTAGAACAAACTTTGATGATGAAATTGATAAAACTGTAGAGGAAGTAAAATGAACCTATTGCTTGAAAATTGGAAAAAATATTTAAACGAAGATGTAGAAGAAGGTATCGGACAAAAATTGGCCATGGGTGCAGCTATGCTTGGAGGATTAGCCGGATCGCCGGATGTAAAAGCAGATAATACTAATTCTAGTGTACAAACTCATCAAGCTGATAGCAATACGCAAGTTAACACGCTTATTGACAATAACGATGGGTCATATTCAATAATCACACCTGCTAACCCAGCTATTTTAAATCTCTCAAACAGAGGCATGGCTGATGATATTCTAAAAACTGATGGCAGAAGGGCTTTAAGTCGTGCATTAAAAGGTTCGGACTCATCATTAGCAAAAATAACCTACTTGGACTCAAATTTTCAAGAAACAGGAACTAATATTGGCTCAAATCCTCAAAGAATTAAATATATTAAAGCTACCGGTAATGCAAAATGAAACTCCTACTTGAAAATTGGCGACAGTATTTAGAAGAAGAACCAGAGCCTTTAGATGAAATAGTTGATGACACCCCAATGTGGAGGGTGTTAGTAAAAACAGATCAAATGATTCCTAAAATGGTAGGTTACCACGCATCTGCCGCAGTATTTGATCAGTTTGATAATAGCAGATTAGGAAGCAATACCGATATGGGTAAAGCTGGCGAAGATAAGTATAACTTAGACAGTTATCTTGGTCACATGTTTGTTCCAAATGCAAATCAATTACTACCTAACATGAAAAAATTGCGTGCTCGTTACATATATTCTGTTACATTAACGCCCGGCAGGGTAGCTGTTGTTGATATACGCCAACTTGCAAATTGGTTTGGAAAAGACCCAAATAATCCCGGCGCTAAGATCAGCGCCGCTGATAAGACAATTGCAAAACAACGACTTAGGCAATTTGGAAAATGGTTAAAAACCAAAGGATATGGTGGTCTAAGATATACTGATTCTAAGTCAGATACAACTTTGTTGTCAGACACAATACAAGTATTTGATGCGAGCGACACTAAAATTAGAAGTATATTGGACACAAAAACTAATGTAAGATATCGAACTAAAGATTTACAAGGTAAATCATTTACAGATGTCTTTGGAACCAAAGAATGAAACTCCTACTTGAAAATTGGCGAAAGTACTTAAAAGAAGACATGGAAGAAGGTCTAGCTCAAAAGCTAGCTATGGGGGCTGCAATGCTCGGAGGATTAGCTGGGAGTCCCGATGTAAAAGCAGATTCTGGAGTGCCCAATACATCAACTCACCAAGTTGATTACAAGTCTAATCTAGGTAAAGTAATTAATAATGGTGACGGCACAGGGTCAGTTACTTTTAAATATGACGGATCTGCCGGCGGCGATATATCAAACTTACTTCAGGCTGCCAAAGACAAGGCCACAACATTAGGTCTTGTGGGAGTTGGGGATGCAGATTTGTTGGATGCAAATGGAAATCCAGCGCGAGATTTTTATGAGTTTTCGGATGTAAAGTTTTTAAAATTTACAGGAAACCTGAATAAATGAAACTTTCTAGAGAAGAGTTGAAAGAAATTATCGTCGACGAAATCAAAGCAATGATTGAAGAAGACAGCGGCATTCTCTCTAATATTTTTAAGTTTTGCCCGGCCGGTACCAAGTGTCCGCCGGAGTCTAAAAAAACAAAATGGTGGAAAGGTAGATGAAACTCCTACTTGAAAATTGGCGAAAGTATATAACAGAAGATTGGCGCGATACATCGTGGGAAACTGATGACGATAAGGTTACAATTGGAGATGTCATCGACTATCTGGGAGATGAGACTGTTGATATTAATGTTTTAGAACTCTCGCAACAATTGCCATCTTTGCCAACACAAGGAGCAGAGAGAGTAGCGGCCGCAAATTTAGAGTATCCAATTATCGTTGTGAAGAGCGATGGACAATATCGCTATGTTCTGGATGGCAATCACCGTCTTCAAAAATCAATCGACAATAAGGTCGAGACCATAAAAGCAAAAATCTTGGATTTAGATAATCCAGAAACCCCAGAAAAGTATAAGAGAATGTTTGGATGAAACTCCTACTTGAAAATTGGCGGAATTTTGTGATATTTGAAAATATAGAAACAGCCACAAGGCTTTCTATTTTTGACTTTGATGAAACAATTGCATTTACCACTGGTGTTATCAATGTCACCGACAAGACCACAGGCGAAACTTTTCAAACAAGAACGCAAGAAGAATATGACGAAATCAAAAATGATGAAAGATATGAATTTGATTTCTCGCCATTAGATCAAGTAACCGACGCTACTGAAAATCCTAATATAACTTCAATTATGAGAGATCGACTACAAGATCCAGACACCCAGGTTATGGTACTGACAGCCAGGGCCCCTGTTTCAATTGACGACATTCACAGAACTTTGCAAACTTTTGATGAGCCTATAGAAACTAAAAGTATAGTGATGATTGGAAATGAGGGTGGAAATAAAGGCGAATACATCAGAGATATTGTTCTTTCAAAATACAACAATATTAAAGAAATTGAATTTTATGACGACTCAAGTCAAAATATTCTTGACATGCAAGCAGTAAAAAATGAAACATCTGCTGATGGTAGTATTGAAAAGTTTGACATTTACAAAGTGACTGAAGGAATTCCAAAATTACAACCTTCAAACGACTAATTATATGCGGAGGACAACAAAATGTCTAATAACGGATGGGATACCTACTCAAAGTTAGTTTTACAACAACTTGAAACCATGGCTAGTGGTATAGAGGGCCTACGATCAGAACTGCAGCATGTGAAGGAACAACTATCAGAACTCAGAGCTAAAGAAGACCGCGTGCAAGATTTAAAGGCATGGAAAGAAAAAATGGATGATGTTGCATCACCTCCACAATTAAGAGAAGCTTTGAGCGAAATTGAAGAGCTTAAAACTTTTAAAACAAAAGCAGTTACCATGTTTATGGTTGTACAAACATTTATGGGTATGGCTATGGCTTGGGGCTTAGAATTGTTTTAAAAAAAAGATTATATATCTCACGCTGTCTATAAAAGTGTTGTTTTATTTATCGGTATGTCGATCAGGGAATATGTCAACTATTTTTTGACTTTTTTAACTTCTAGTTAAAATATGGGCGTACCAAAATACATCACCGAAAAATTAAAAAAAATTGTAAGCCAAACAAGTGGCAAGTTTGACGATTTTGAAGGTGGTTTATTACCAAGACATAGAATAATTGGTAGTGGGGATATGTTCTGCTTACAATCTGACAATAGAACTTTTATAAAAATACCAAGAGGTATTGAAGTTTATATAATAGAGCAAAATTATAATAACATTGGTAAGACTTTAGTGTATACTTACTATGGTGATATTGTTCTATTAGAACCAGAAGAATTAGAAGAAATTGGTTTTGACTAAATAATGCTTTTTACATACGGCCCTTTTTTAAAATCACTCGTGTTTACTACTATTGCTTGGTGTTCATACGCAACTTTAGGGTTTGAATTTACAATTGTTACTCTAGTTGCTATCTTATGTTCAAAAAGAATGTTTAAATAACATTTGAACCTATTTATGACATGGCGGGCCGTAAAAGTAGAAAATTTATTGGTGAACTTTATGGTGATGAACCAATATTTTTGGTTTTTAAGCATGAAAAAGATAAAAATGAAAACTCTTTAGTTTCAGAAGGTCCTTTTAAAGAAATAGAAAAAGCGGAGCATTTAATGAGGTCATTACTTGTAGAAGGTGTTTGCGCATGGATGGTCTCGTATAATGGTCGAGAAGGATAGTTTTGGCTCGATAAGCTCTTCAGATTTATCAATTGGTGATATTGTAGAATGGTCTTCCTGGAATAACATAAAACAAGACTGGGAATATAATTATGGTATTATAACTGAAATTAAAAACGAGCTTCGCTCAAACCGGCTTGTTTCAATTTCAAAAGTTACACCATTGCAGGGCCCTAAAAAAGAAATAGAGCATTTTTCACTTAGCTTAAGATTAGTTTCAAAAACAGGAGAAAATAGTGTCAAAAATTGATCATATAGCAATTTTAGTAGATGATTTAGAATTAGCAGAAAAATGGTATTCTGAACACTTAGAGTGTGAAGTTACCTACAGAGACCATAAATATGTTCGAGTTTTAGTTGAAAACACAAACATAGCTCTTATAAATAAAAAATATTATCCTGCTGCACATTTTGGAATTTTAGTAGAAAATATCGAAGACTTACCTACTGATAAGGGTGAGGTTGTAAAACATCGCGATGGAACAATAGGAGTTTATGTAAAAGACCCATTTGGTAACTATTTAGAGTATATCTGGTATTCTGATAGTCAAAAAGAGGTCTTTTTAGATGATTGATATATTAAAATCTTTAATCAAACAGTTTATGCCTTTTGCTCAAAAAGAGATGGGTTTTGATAGGCCTCCAAAATTATTTTTAAAAAATGATTCAGCTGAGGCCAACAACCCAATGGGTAAAACCGGGTTTTATGATCCACAAAATGAATCAATTACAATTTACATTGGAAATCGGCACCCTAAAGATATTATGCGCTCTCTGTCACACGAATTAATGCATCACACACAAAACTGTAAAGGCGAATTTGATAAGTCTGATAGCATGGGTGAACAAGGATATGCACAAAGCAACCCACACCTGAGAACTATGGAAATACAGGCTTACCAGGCCTCAATTGTTTTTCGAGATTGGGAAGACAGTTGCAAAGGTACTATTTACTACGAACATCTACAAAAAGGAGAAAACAAGATGTCTACAAAAGATTGGAAAAACAAAGAATTAACTCAACTTCTCTCAGAAGCTTGGGGATTTAAATTTAATACTCTTGATGAGTTTAATGAGTTTAATGGAGAAGGCGAACTTCAAGCTGAAGAAGCAGAAACTGAGGGCGCTGAGATCCAAGAAGAGGAAGTTGAAGCTACAACTGATACTGTTGAAGAGTCTGAGGAGCCTATTGAAGAGGATACAGATGCAGAACTAAACGAGGACGACGCATTTGCTCCAAGTCACTACTGTGTTCACCACGGAGGTGTAAATCATAATGGAAAAACTGAATTGGCAGAGGCCGTGCAGCATGTTAAGCCAGATGAAAATGGCCATATTTCTCACTACGATATGAAATTATCTGACGGCACTATTTTAGAAAATGTAGCTGTAGAAGATATTCAAATCACAGACGCATCTTTAGCTGAAAGTCATGGTGGTGCAGGTAAAAAGCATAAGAAAATGAAAGAGGCTGATGATGCTGAGCTTAACGAAGAAGAAATTGAAGAAGCTCACGGAGATCAAGATAAAGCTGAAATTACCAAAGAGCATATCGAAGCATTAGTTATGAAGGCTCTCAAGGAAGCTTTGCAAAAAAGAAACAAGAAGGATTAATGTTAAACATGACAGGTAAGGGTAAAAATTGAGCTTAAAAAGCTTAAAAACAAGTTTATCAAGGACCTGTTATTTACAACAATAACGGAAGGAACAAGTATGTCATTAGATCGCGAATGGAAAAACTTTTTATTAAATGAGGAACTAGACGAGAAGAGCATCTTTACCTATATTCAAGGTCTCCAAGAAATAATTTCCAATCTTAAACCTCGCACAGTTTCAGAGAAAAGAAGACTTCAATTAGCAAAACAACACATTCGTGAAGTGCGAAAGTATGCACGCAGAATGTTAAATGAAAATATGAACCTTCAAGAAAAACTTAACTTGTTAGAAGAAAGCAAGGAAGACTAAAATGGCAAAAGCTAATACACATTTAACTCATTTAGAAGAGTTAGTATTAACTCGTGGGTCCGAAGGCTATAATATGGCTCGGGCCTTTTTGCTTGAACTTTTAAAAACATTAAAAGGAAACACCGAGTCTCAAATACAAACATCAGTTAAGTGGGACGGAGCGCCAGCAATATTTGTTGGCACAAATCCAGAGAACGGTAAGTTTTTTGTTGGTACAAAATCAATATTTAACAAAGTACCTAAAATTAATTACACAGAAGAAGATATATTAAAAAATCATGGTCACGCGCCTGGCTTGGTTGATAAATTAACCAAGGCTTTAAAATATTTACCAGAGCTTGGTATAAAAAATATTTTACAAGGCGACTTTATGTTTGATGATGAAATGCTCGAAACAGTTGAGATTGATGGAGAGCCACATTACACATTTAAACCAAACACTATTGTTTATGCAGTTCCAGTAAATTCTAACTTAGGTAGAGAAGTTGGTCAATCTAAATTTGGCATTGTTTTTCACACAACATATAATAGTTTAGATAGTGGTGCTAGTTTTGGTGCCGATGTGTCTCAATTAAAAAAAGTACCAGGAATTTGGTTTGATGATGCCTTTTTTACAGATGACACTGGTGTTGTTACTCTGACTGATTCAGAGGAATCTGAAGTGATTAATTTAGTTCAGCAGTCAGACAGTATTAATGAAAACATTGATTATAATGATTTACCAAATGATTTATTAAATATTTATATAAACAGTGAAATCAAGTCAGGTAGTTTTTTAGAGGATCCTGAAAAATCTTTTGATGGTTTTGTAAATTGGTTTTCTCAGCGCCTCCAAAAACGAATTAATAACCTTAAAAGTGATAAAGGACGCCAAAGAGCAACTGATAAAGGGCTTCAAGTTATTGATCTATTTAAGTCAAGAAAAGGTGATATAATTAATCTTTTTAAAGTTAGTAGATTGTTGTTTGAAGCTAAAAACATTTTTATTGAAAAATATAATAACGCTGTTTATAATACAAAACATTTTGTTGACAATGGCTCCGGAGACTTAGTAGTTACTAATCCAGAAGGTTATGTAGCTGTTGACCATGCTGGAAATGGAATAAAATTTGTCGATAGACTAGAGTTTAGTCGTGCTAATTTTGCTATAGATAAAGGCGAAAAATTTACAGGTCAAGTAAACGAAAAAGAATTCATGAAAGATCCTGATAAACAATCAGAATGGCCGCCTACTATTCCCGTGCTAGGTGAAGAAGATCCACAGGAAATTGAGCTTGAATTCGAAGACGAAGACGACGACCCAGTTAAAGATGAAGACTTTTCAAACATAATTGCAGACATTGCCGTAGTTCCTGGTGCATTTAAGCCACCTCACAAGGGACACCTTGCTATGGTGCGCGAATATGCAAGTATCGCTGAAAAAGTTATTGTAATAATATCAAAACCAACAAAAGCTGGTCGCACACTGCCCAATGGTCGGGAAGTTACTGCTGTTGATTCTCTACAGTTGTGGCAAATTTTAGCATCTGATTTACCAGATAAAAAAGTTGATATATTTATCTCACCAAACCATGCTTCACCTATTAACGCCGCATATGAATATGTTGGCAAAGATGGCCCGTTGGAGCCCGGTACAAGATTAATTTTGGGAGCCAGCACTAAAGATGATGATTGGAAAAGATGGACAGATGCTGAAAAATATGTCAAGAAAGGAGTTAATCTACTTTCACCAGAAGAAACCGCGGTGACACCAACTTTGAGACCCAGCGGTGAGCCATATAGTGCAACCGCGTTTCGTGAAGCTTTAGGAGACCCAGATAGAAACCGAAATGAATTAGCAGATTTTGTAGGCGAAGAAAATGTTGATAATTTTTTAACAGCTTTAGGGTTATCTGGTAAAGTTGAAGAAATGTCAGCCATGGCGGTAGGAGGTACAGCAATAAGTGCCGGCCCTTTGGCATCTGGGTCGGCTAAACGCAGACCCAAGAAAAAAACAACGAAGAGCAGAAAGAACGAGAATTTAGCTATCGCTAATGAAGTGTTAAGACTAATTAAAGAAAGAGGCATATTAAGATGAACCAAGAAGAAAAAATTCTAAGAAGTAATATAAGGCGTTTGATCCAAGGTGTCAAGGCTAAAAAATTAACTGAAAGTAAAAAAGTTCAAAAATTAGTTGGTACCTTAGTCCAGCACGAACTTAAGACTATGATTATGGAAGCAGCCACTCCAGATGTTGATCCAACACCAAATAAGTCTACTGGGATTAATGTCCTTGAAGAACTTCTTAAAAAGATTATACCAGTTTTAGAAACAGATTACAAGTCTTTAACAACAAATAGCGAGCAAAGAAATTCTTTTCGATCGCATATTATTAATGCCGTTGTTGATACACTGACACCAGCACAAGCTAACAATGATGCCACGGAAGAGGGTGATGTAGATTTACAAGAAATAGATTTAGATATTGAAGAAGATATTGATGTTGAAATTGGTGATAATCAAGACGACAGTAAGTTCATCGATATTCGAACTGATGCTGAAAAGAAAGCTGAGGAAGAAGAAAACGAGCCCGACCCACGAGAAACTTTTGGCGCTAATGTAGATGGCGACGAAACCGGACGAAACATGGCTTATCAATCTTTTAAAAAAGTTGAAACTTCAATAATTGATTCATACGAACTGTTGGGCGATCCTAATGATCAAGAACTTTTTTATGATTATCTCATAGCAAACCTAAAATTATATTTTGACAAATTTGAAGGTGAATTAACTTCTGATGTCGAAGAACCGACTAACCAAGCTTATAGCATGGCTAAACAAGATGCCGCAGATGCTAGTGGTGAAGAAACAAACGCTCTACAAGAATTTGATTTTGAAATTTAATTAAAAAAAACACTTGACAAACTAAAAAATCATCGTTAAACTAAAGTTGTGCTGGCCTGTGATAGTAATGAAAGTTAAAGATAATAAATCAACTACTAGTAATGTTAGTATCATAACTAACCTTAAAGATCAAGCTTTATTAACTGATGAAACTTTAGTAGCTATTAATGCTATTAGTTTAGAAAATTTGATAGCTGTAAAATTAGAACTTGCATGTAATCACATAAACAACAGACTTTATGGATTCGACATATGGCGTAATTCAATTTATATTGTAAAAGATGCGCTACTAAAATTTGCAATTTCAACTACTAAGTCTAAAAAAGACGCCGCAAGATTTTTAGGTCTGACATATGCAGATTTTAAACTAGCTTGCAAAAAATTTAAAATTGATATTTGACATGTGAAAACAAAGCCAGTATACTTATGGTAACGCGGGGCACCATGCCTATTAAAGTGCCTCCGAAGCGTGGAGTTTAAAACAAACAAAACTATAGGATAGCAGGCAGGGAGCAAGAGAACTGCACTGGCTTTTTAACTAAGGGAGTAACCATGTGGAGAGTATATAAGTGGAACGGTCATTACATTATGGGTGACCTTATTAGTAAACATTCTTCAGAAGCTGCAGCTTTGAAAGCAGCTAAGAAAAGTATTAAATTTAAAAATACTGAAAAGGAGAAAAAGGGAAAAGAAACTTTCATATGGTTAGACTCTGCCAACTATATGCCACTTGGCGTAATAGTTAAAAAATCTCGGGGATGATATGGATTCGACAGGGTATTGAAGAGGAATAGTGCAAGCAGGTTAGACACGACCTTAACAGTTCAAAACAATTAGTTGCAAACAACAACAACCACTTCGAACAGCGCTTAGCCGCTTAGTAGGGAGGCCGATTAGAGCCTTCTATCCAATCTAATCAAAACAACAGACAAGTTGTAAAAATC